ACTGACCGCAAAAGACTGTGCAATTCAAGCAGGATACTCGACAGAGACTGCTGAAGTGATAGCTAGTAAACTTCAAAACCCCAAACAATACCCACTTGTAGTCAATAGAATAAACGAATTGAGATTAGAAAAAGCAAAAACTTTACCTGATCTAACAGATAAACAAAGAAAATTTGCAGAGTTGATAGCATCAGAAGAGGGTAGACTGACACCAGAAATGTGTGCAATCAAGGCAGGATACTCAGAAAAAAGTGCTTATTCAAAAGCTAGTCAATTACAGAATTCTAAGTTACATCCAGATGTTGTAACATACATAGGGATTAGAAGATCTGAGTTAAGAAAAAAATATGACATAACATTTGAAGGCCACATAACAGAGTTAGGTAGACTGAGAGATGAGTTTAGAGAAAACAAAGCCTGGACTGCATCTGGTAATATGGAGGTTTCACGTGGAAAAGCAGCGGGGTATTATAACAATCAACAGATTCATCTACACAAACATGAAGGTTTGAGCCAGGAAGAAATAGACAAAAAGGTTGTAGAGGCTTTAGAACATTACCAACCAATTATAGATAGAAATGCTGAAGTAGTTACAGACGAGTTATCTTCTTCACCCACTGTCGAGGAATCATCGTCCGATCCCCAAACGTAATTCCATCTTCATCTTTATCGTATGATGCAAATATTTTTATATGATCTTTTGTTTTTTCGTATAGCCAACCCTCGTTTACTGGCCTAGCTAATTTCATTTTATCAAATTCTTTTTCGTTAGCCCATCCAGAATCAGATACACAATCAACCCACTCAACTCTGACTTTGTGAAAAGGTATGTCGGGTGTTGTTTCGGTTAGTGCAGCTTTTCTTCTTTTCTTAGGCATATCACCTTATACACCCTATAGACCTTTTCTCTAGGGACATTTTTTACAAAAAACAATTTCCATACACGCGCTCCGGGAACTTGAAAAGTGAGTGTTTATGCGGATTGTAACATCTGTAACATTGGGTTGTTACAATCTAATCTTAAATAAGTATTGATAATCAATGTTTATTTACAATTGTAACATTGTAACGCCTGTAACATGGTTTTGAAAATAAAAAAATATTTTTTTATTCCTAGGAAAAAGTTCTATATGATACAAATAACTTAGAATTATTCTAAACTAGCGTAGTATTGCCCAACTCTTGCCAACCATTTGTACTTATATTGCCTAAATTCATCATCAGATACTTCAAATCTTTGAAAATAGCCATCTTTCGAACACATTAATATAACTCCTGCTCGTATCGCAGTGTTATAGGTAAAGTCATGAGCCATGGCATATGCAGCTAATTGAATAAAATAATCTTCAATCCATTCTCGACGTTTCGGCTTGTTAGTTTGTTTGAAATCAACGATACTTTCTAAATTATCATACACACCAACAACATCGGTTTGCCCTGCATATAAATCTGGGTACCATACAGTCACCTCAGAGCCCCATATTTCACTTAAATGACCTTTTAGACCCTCCTTTATGACTTTTTCAGCCATCATTGTTGCTTGTTGCCCTATGTCCGTTAAATCGGCATGTTTTTCACCTAATAGATAGCGTTCTAATAACGTGTGCATTGCGGTTCCTCGAGCAGCTGCTTGGTCCTTGATCCTCGTAGCCTCTTCCTTGCCTATTTTAGCTTGCCAATTGGCTAATGAATCTTGCTTTTCTTTTGTCTGTGTCTGTGATAATATAGTTGTAACAGATGGTAATTTTTGGTTATCTACTGCGTAGTGTCTTCGACCCATGACTATTTCTCTTTGACTTTTTGGGTAAGTAAATTTTTTATTCCAAATTATTTCTTTACCAATGTTATGGTATTCTTCTATATCTTTATCTTCCATCATAATTAATCATAATCAACTAAGCTATTTGTTTTTTTAATTTTATAATTGGCAATATTAATTACTTTAGCTTTAATCTTTTCTTTACCAAGCATCGAGTAATGTTTAATAATCTTATTTATATCCTCTATCTTTACATGAGCGTAAGGTTGAATCAACAAAGAAACATAATACGCATCTCTTGATTGACATCTCCAACGCCATTGTTTTTTCCATCCGACTGTATAAGGAGTCTTGTATCTTTTTTCATTAACAGTCCCACATCCTAATAAATTGTGCATCCAGGTTAAAACAGACTTATCTGTCATGGATATTTCCATTCTAATCGACCAGGTAGGGTATGGTTTTTTATTATTTTTTCTTTGTCTGTCGTATTGTTTGTATTGAATACTACCCTCACCATCAAACAAACCTGCAATATACGCTGCATCAGCTTCGCTAATCATACTTTATATACCTGTAATTCTTTTAATTTTTCTTGTGCATCAACGATCTGTTGCAGAAGTTTATCTAATTCTTCTATGTGTTGTGGATGTTCTCCGATGCCCACAGAGTGATCTAAATAAATTTTTATAGTTGCATCAGCAGAAGATATCTGGGCATTGTACTTATCTTCTAATGCATTAATCAGTGCCAATCTTAGACTCATAGTCTGCCCCTCTCTGTATTGCATCTAATTGTGCCTGTTGCTCTTTAATAGTTTTGCCTGCTCTTCGGCAAGCATCTTGTAAAATTTTCTTTTGTTTCTCTAGATCTTCAATGCGTCGTGTGAGATCCAGAGGTCCCCGATCCTCGATCATCTGTGTCCTCCTCTACTTCGTTTAAGTCGTGATCAAATTGTTCGTTAATGTATTCGTCTTCCAAGTAAATCTCACCCTGACTATTACAAAAATCACAATCAGCCCATTGTTCATCATAAGCTTGTTCGTAAGGAACTTTTACAAATCCATTACCTTTACAAACATTACATATAACTTTTTCTTTGGGCATCTTCTCTCCTTTCTTGTCTTTCAATTGCTAGTTTCATCTTATCTAAAACATACTCTGGTTCGTATTCAGCATAGTTACAGACCATAAAAAAATTAGAAGTAGGATTTAAGAACCAAGATCGAGCAGCATCAATCGCATTTCGTCCCTCCATATTTCTAGACTTATCTTTCACAGCATCGTCTGCAGCTAAACTCAAGACAGCTCTCCATAGTTTAAGTTCTGGTGGAGCTGCCAAGAAATCATCCTTTGTTTTTAACCTTTGCCAGTTTGCCATTCATCTTCTCAACTTTTTCATTTACTAAGATATTAACAGTCTGGGCTCTTGATACGATTGTGTTGGGTACTATAACCCTTCTCAAACTGTCAAGTTTAGTATATGTATCATTTGATAGTGATACATTTTTATATTTGCTAAAGTCTGTCATCTATTATAACCTTTCTTTGTACATATAATGTAGGATATCCTATTAAAATTTAAAGGGGCTGTCAATGAAATTTTTACTGACTTTAATAATGTGTTCTGGAATATCAGGTGTGGGTTGTATGCCACCATATGAGGCAGATCAAAAATTCAATAATCTATATGATTGTCTAGAACTTGGATACACAATGTCTATGAATAAAATAAAAGAGATAGGCCCAGAAGATATAAATGAAAATCTTATACATATAAAATTTTATTGCTCTCCTATTCAGGAAACTTAATTCCAGATACAACCATAAAAATGTCCGCTGCCATCATTCATGACATGAGCGTTTATGCTATCGCTATACGTGGTTAATTTTAATCTTAATATATCACAAAGATCAAATAAATTTTCTTGACTCATGTATAACTTCATACTCTCCATCATCTCTTTTGTGACCGGTATGAGACTGTACACTCCGTCGTTTAGTATTATTAAGTCCATTTCTCTTTGGCTCATCTTCCGTTATGTTTCAATTGTCTCTTTTTATGTTTGTTTAATCTTTTTGTATGTCGACCTGGACGTTTCTTTGGTTTTGGTCTTGGTACAAAAGTTGTAAACTTACGTTTTGCCATGTGTTCTTATATATTCTCTATCACTTTCTGATAGCTGTATATATCTTATACAACCATTTACGTGTTGCTTTGTATCAGCACCACAATTAGTGCATCTATAAAATTCTGAAACAATTGCAACTAAAATAGACTCTTCCTCACAGTTATGGCAATGCCCTTGAACGGTATCGATATTACTAAACGCTTTCATTAAAGTAATTTTAGACAAGATCAACCGCCTTACCAGTTATTGGTTTATATTTTGTTTTACCATTTTCTTTATATGCTCTCATATATTGAGCCCTTGGTTGAAAAGGTATATAACTTGCGTGTATCCATCCTGAATTAGGTTCACCTGGAGTATAAAATTCTAATATTAATTGATCTATGTCACAGTTTTTATAAACCCAATCAGCCACCTCTGCATTATCAACTCCTAAAACCTCGAAA